TCATAGGATCGTCCTGATTGCAAATCCAACAATCCAGAAGATTGCCTCATTCTCCTTGAAATGTTTTCAAGCTCGTCTTCGTATTTTTCATCCCATGTTTTTTGCTTTGAATTTACAACAGGTGCTGGCGAATCTATTCCAGAAATAATTTCAATCAATTCAATCATCATCTTGTTGATTCTTTCATTCATTCTCACAACATAAACACCAACAAAAAACATCAATATGATGTTTGATAATATCATGAATAAGATTAAATATAATAAAAAACTTTCCATATTATCCGATGACAACAATTTCTCCAAGCTCATTGATGGTTGTTACTGTACCCAATGGGAAAATTGGATAAATATCAATAGTATTCACAGTAGTAGTAGTATCAACAGCACTTATTCTAATTTCCAAATTGGGATTTGTAGCCCAATAGGTTGATGAAAATATTCCTATATTATCTGTAATCAATATACTTTCAGCAACTATATTGTTTATGCTGATTAAATTGGAGGTTCTCACATTAATTGTGAAAATCAAGTCTTGCTGAAAATTTCTGATTATGTCGCAGATTGGATCAGAAGACAAATATACTAAAACTCTTGTGTCAGAACTTTGATTAGTCGTTAAATTCCTTTTTGTGATAAGTATCGAAAATTGCAATAAAGGAAATGAGCCTGTTTCTCCACCATAATCAGATGTGCATCCCCACTCATATTGCACTCTCCATAATTCCTCGGCTCTGCTGTCTGTTGACAATCCAGTAAAATGCAAAGATTCAGACCAAAAGCCACTTCTGCGACTGTAGGATATTCGCAAAGTATCAGGCAATTCAAATGCATTTCTTCTTAAAAAGTTTGAAAATATGCTTGGATTTTCCAAATTGTCTTCGATATACAAATTTAATGGAAAAGCCAAACAGTTACCGCAGGCAGTTTCAATAGTGTTTGTGGGTGCTTCCAATAAAGGAGCAGTACCAATACCAAATAAAATATAATCCTCAAGGATGGTTTTAGCCCCAATACTTGTCAAATAAGATACATCAAAACTTGAAGTTGCTGTTGCTGAACCTCCAGTAGTTATGACAAGTCCACTACTTGCATATTCGTAAGATGTTGTTGTCGGTGTTGTTCCACCACTTACTATTGAAGCATCAGCCTCGCCATAAAAAACAGCACCTCCACTACCAGTATATTTTTCAAACAATTGACTAACTGTCACCTTCATACCCATTTGTATGATTGGTCTATTGCTGACTGTAAAATTTGGACAAATATAATTTACTTGGTACAGCAAATTGCAAGTATCTGTTTGATCAGCCAAATATGCGTCTGCTGGTTGTGTGAATCTTTTAACACTAACTATTTGCCAGTTTCTATTTTCACGATCAAAATATTCACAAACTTCTTTTGGCGTTCTGGCAAGAATGGTTTGTATAAAATTCTGCCTTTCTGGTATGGCAAGACATCTTGTATCATCTGGAGGCCAGACATAACCCTCGATTTGCCACCAATACAATGGCAACTCACCAACGCTATAAAAGAAAGAAGCGTCTACATCAATTTGATTGTTAATTGCATAGTTCGTGAACAAATCGACATTGAGAGAAACAGTCGCACTATATGAACCATCAAGCTCAACTCCATCCTCTGCTATTTCATTAAATGCTTCTGTAACGCTGCTGGTTCCATCCAGTAAAGCACCATCATCCATGGAGTTTGAGAATTCAACAGTTTCTATGGAAACTCCATCTAATAATGCTCCGTCAATACCACTTAACTGTGAAATCAATGAAACGATGGCATCACCATCAATAAGTGACCCATCGCTCATGATTTCATTGTAAATTGTCATACAAACTATTTATTGAATAAATTTTAAATCCGCACTAGCAAGCGTATATTTCAAAGAAAAACGCCCAAGGAATCCCCTAGTTCTGATGAGCGTAGCGAAAAATTGACTAGGGGTATTTGACTAATTAGTTTGCGCTAGAAAGATTAAATTTGGGAGTCAAGTTAAGAACATCGCCATCAGCTAAAACTCTTGCAGCAGCAAATTGTTCAGCCCAAAGGCAAACTCCACTTGTTGCTCCGACAACATAATATCCATAAACAGTATTTCCAGTCACGCCACAAGTCCACGATTGTGCTGTGACACTTGATTCTGCCTTGTTTGCCACAGTTGAAGGTGATGCCCAATCGCCTCTTGTAACAGTTTTGGCTGCATAGCTTGTGAAATCAGCTTCTGTAAAATCGCCAACTACTGTTGTGTTAACAGGCGCATAATTATTTTTATACAATCTGATAATATAATCTTCAGTATCGGCTGTATTTTTCAACAACTTTGTGAGAAGTTCAATTTCTCCAAGATCAGGTACTACTAGTGCCATTTGTATTCTCCTTGTCTTCTAGCCTTTCCAAGATTCCAGCAATCAAAGGATGACGAACAATGGAACTTGGTTTGAAATCAATGATGCCAACACCTTTCAATCCAGACAATCTTTCAACCACATTCATCAACGCTCTATCTTTAGGATGCAAATCACTCTGCATAGGATCGCCAGTAATTATCACTTTGCTATTCTGCCCAAATCTCGTTAGAAACAATTTTATTTGACCATAATTGCAGTTTTGCGCTTCATCTAGAATGCAAACGGCATCGTGAAATGTTCTGCCTCTCATAAAACACAATGGAGAAAGATCAATTGATTTGTTGATTAATTCTCTTTGAGGGGAAAACTGACCAAGGCAACGATCCATACAATCATATAAAGGTATCATGTATGGATGAACCTTTTCAGAAGCAGTACCCGGTAAAAAACCAAGACTTTCACCACCAGCTTCAACAGTTGGTCTGGTTAATACAATCTTTTGTTTTCTTTTAGCAAGTATTTCGCTTATTGCAAAAGCACAAGCGAGATGTGATTTACCGCATCCGGCTGGACCCAATAAGAACAAAATTTCATGTTGATCAAAAGCAGACCAAGCTAGTTTTTGTGCAGCATTCAAGAACTCAACATGGAATTGTTGCTTCTTTACATTAGCGTGTTGATTGTTCTGTGGTTGCTTTTCCTGCTTGACAGGTTTTTTTCTTGGTTTGGCCATGCCTTATTTAAGCAATCAAACGCTCAATTTTCTAAACAATTTCAAACCATGAAAAATCTACCAAAACTTTTGTATTAGCAGATGTTGGAGCCATAGCGACTGTTATTACTTCACTTGTTCCATTCAAAAATCTGCCAATTTGAAAATTGAACTCATTGATGCTGGCAATATCCAAGGAACCTTGTTTATTGACATATCCACCAATCACATTTGTTCCTGTTCCACTTGCCATAGATGTTGCTGAAGTGTCATATTGAACATTTCCATTATAGTGAGTTTGCCAAATAGCTCCGCTTATAACTGGATTCAAAATTAGTCTGTATTGAATATCTTGATTGCTTGTCACGATAGCATTCAAGTTGCTAGGAATAATAATTGAATCTAATCTTCCAGATGCAAGTCTTAATGATATGATCGGATACAATTGATCAGCAGTCGTAAGATGTTTCGGATTTGTCCCTAAATCAGCATTATATCTTCTGCTAAATCCTTCATAGCCACCTTCTGAAATAACGCTATTGCAGATTTGCTTCAAATTTCCAGATGAAATAATTGGACCTTTATTTGTAATTTCTGCTCTCAATGGCAAACAAGCAGTAGTCATATATGTCCCACTTATTGGAGTGCCACCAACAGGCGTATGCTTAAACACATGGCATGGAACATATGCGCCATTCAAAACAAATCCAACACGCACATCCCCAACTCCAAGCCATTCAATTTCTATAAAGAAAATCAAAGAACTACTATAATCTGATAAGTTATAACCACTAGGTCCATTTCCATCCAAATTATCTAAGTTCCAGTCCGATGTTGGATCATTTCTTGTTGCTCTTGTTTCAACTACTGATCCTGAAACATAACTTCTTTTGACGAAATTTACCGATTCGCCATCAATCTCAAAATAGATGCCATTTTGTTCGCCAAAGTAACCCATTCTTTGACGAAGATTATTTTGAGCAGAAGACATTGTAAAAGTGCTATAAACAAGAAGCGATTTACCGGGCTGGTATGGCATTACTCTTTTAGTCTCAGCTATAACCTGAGCGCCCGAAAGCAAACTTGTATTCATATTAACCAAGCTACCATTTGCATCATGGGCATATGAGCCACCAGCAGTAGTTTGATAATTCCATTTATCATTGATTTGATAACGGTGCTGACTGTCAAAAAGTGTATAAGGATTGCTAACTCGCAATCTACCAAAAGCATCTGTAGTGCCAACAGCAAAACTTACTGGAACAGTAT